TAGTTTAAAGAAAGTACGGCCTCTACAAGGCCCATTCTACCATAAGGTGAATCACGACATGCTCACTCTGCCAAGTGAACTGAACGGCCCGGATACCAGCCAGGACGAATTTGTACGAACGCCGTGTCGCGGCGAAACGTGATCATAAATACTAGCCTCATAACCCCGAGGCACCTTTATTCGATTAAGAAAGGCTAAACTTACACAACGAACCAACCCGTTCGTTGCGGCGTCAACGCTGGGGCGACGAGATTGGACTTACTCTCGCCCGGGGGGTCCTGTTTCCCTGGACCCGACAGCGTTGCGGCTGTTTTGCAACGGTCTGAAGCGTACGCCCACCAATAGGTTGCTGTGACGGACTTACTATTGGGGTCCCAACGGCCCTCAATTGATATAGTCGCCCCCATCAGTGTACCCGATCCAACAAAAGACCAGGAATTAACATCCAAATAAATGGTTACGCTCCCGAGACCCGTTTGCAAGGTCATCACTCCGGTTGGACTCCACACGGAATTCGTCAATGGTATCGTTGTGTTGCTGCCACTGGCATCAATCAAACAGACCTCGCCCGATAAGAACGAGTTGTCTGGTTTCAACGAAAGCGTGAACGACGAAGGCCATGGACCTGTCATGCTGCACACATTCGTACCCTGTGCAGAAGGAAAGGTCCCGGACATGCTTCGGGCATAAGACACGCGCTTCGGTTGGCGGAGGATAGGGTTAAGAACACCCTTCTCATCCACGGCGTGCAAGCCTTTCGCAGTATAAGCGACCACTCGCGGCTGGTCGCCAAATCCGGTGGGGTCCACGACACCGCCTATAAAGTCCAGCAAAGACAATTCGGCATCGACAAGCAAATAATGCGTGTTGTACCCGTTCAAGCTCGTTGTAATGACATTACCACCGATAGTAATTCCACAAAGAGTCTGCGCGTCCGCACCAACAGTTGTTGACGAGGTAAATTCCTCGTTGGCCACTGCCACCTCGTTCTGTTTGGCACCACTACCTCCGGCTAAGTAGGGCGTCAAATCTAACCCGAACTCCTCATAGACGGCTCCCCCGACAACTCCTTTCATCGTCATCATTTGCGATACGGTCAACGAAGCTGTGGTATCGTTGACAGGGGCCACTGAAAAGAACTGACCACCTCGGATGGGGGCTATGAATAAAGTTGCTGAGTTTGAAGTAGAGGACACAATCGGTACGGCTCTAATGCGCAATTTTTGAACAGCACAACGCGCAAAGTGCTTCACCACGTCCTGGAGGTAACTCGGGACCAAGTAAGTGGCAGAATCATTCAATGCCACTGGGACACCGGATACATAAATTGACCCGGCTAGGTTCCGAAAATAAACACTCCCTGACGCTCCCAAGGTACCGTTTCCAACAAACACGGTACCCATCTGCCACGACAGACGCATCTTCATGTCGGGCAAACCCATTTTCCTGTTCCAACCGACGCTAACGGCGGCGGGTGCCATGTTAAGTCTAGGCACTGGTTGCACAGGGTACTCAATCTTGTTGCGGCGCTTAGCAACAGTTGAGCGGGGCTGCGAGCTCTTCTTGAAACCGCGTTTTGTCACAATTTTCTTAGTCATTTTGTTGTTGGGGATCGCCGGCGCCCCAATCGCCTCGCGCCCAGCCAGTGGTTGATCAGACCAGGGCTGGGGGCTGTTGCAGCTAGGGGCCTACCCCTAGTTGTCAACCTTACAGATGTGCGTCAATGCCGGGTCCCGCAGGACCACAGGCAAAGCGCGCACACTGCGTATTAACTCCTCCAAACGATCGATCTCCGCGGGACTAATACCGTAGAGATTCGAAAACGTGTGGAGGGTATCAAAAGTGACCGCATGCCCTCGCGACACTCCAATATGTTGTTTATGACGCGCCTCGTAGTCGGGAAGGAACTTATCTGACGCTGGCAACAGCTCCAACATCTTATCCACAACTGCGCGGAAAACAGGCACATGGCGGCTACTTAGATACAGACCACGGGCAGTCTGTTGAGCACGAATGGCTCCAAAACCGCGCCTCTGAGTCGGCTCGAGGACAAATGCAAGGCGCGTGAGCATTCTGCCCACTTTCGCGCCAAACACAGTCCCATCTGCGGTCGGCCAAGGGTACATTTGAAGGAATGTTGCCAGCCTAGGGTTCTTAGTGATTTGCACCTTGGGTTTAAAACCCAATCGAGTGAAAACGTCCGCCATGTCCTCTACCGAGAGACTGGGGTGCACTAAAGTCAGCTGGTCATCACCCATCACCACTGTCCGTGATCGAGGTTTTGACAAATCCTCACCATTCTTGCAGAGAACATACGCTACTGCAATCCCTGTCAAGTGAGAATTACCAACGGAGGTGATGTTATGACCTGTGGTCCGTTGGGGCGGGGTCGAATACTTGGCGCCCCCCATGGCAGTTCCATTGAGACCATTGCGATGCGTGGCGTCGTCCAAAACTCCGACACTCACGTTGGCCAACGACTTGGTTTCGTACGCGCCTAACCAGCGTTGCCACTCTCTTTCGAACTTCATCGCATAATAGCCTTGTGTCGCATCATAAGTGCCAAAATCATTCATGATCGCGTAGGCATTAGGGAGTGCGGCCAGAGCGTCG